TAACCTGACTCAAACGATCCAACTTCTATGTATTCACCATATTGTTTAATTGGTAATCTATATATTCTCGTACCATTCTTTATCTGTCTATCGGTTGTAATATCCTTCCAACCTAATAAATCTATTTGTTCTTGTAATGTCATAAGTCTAATTTTTCCATTCTATCTCTAATTTCTTCCATATCTTTCTCCCAAATATACTCCCATAGTATATCGTTTATTGCTTCTAATTCTTTAATTTCTGAGAGTAAGTCTTCTCTATCGTATCCTTCGTAACGACTATCTATCAATAACCGCTCTTCAATATATTTATTTTCTTCCATCTATTTATTTTTACTTTGTGATGCTAATTCCATTGCTTGTTCAAGTGTTAGACCATCACTATTAGTATAACTACCCATAGCGTCGTTAAGTGCTTCTTGGAAATTTTTACCCAAAGGAGTTCCATCTTCAAGTGTCCATTCACCATCATCTTCTTCAACCTCTTGAATATCAATTAGTTGTGTCATATAGTCACCATTGTCTATTAACTCTGTTTGTAAGTTTATAATAGCTTGTCTTTCACTAAGACCTTCTATTTCTAAAACAGTTTTCATACCTATACAATCTCTGTATGCAATTTCATAATTTTTCATAGTTTTATTATTTTATTAGTTAGTTATTATTTATTTATAAATCTATCACCAAACGTATCTTCCCAGTCTATTTCTGTTAAACACTGGTCTGTCCACGTAAAGAAGTCTCTTAAATCTTCCACACTCATTTCACCCCAAAACATTATAGACTTTAAAGACTCTTCTAATCTTTGTGGAGCTGAATGATATTTCTCTTGGTGTTTTAATATTCTTTGTTTATACTCTGGTTTGAGTCTATCCCATATAGTTTTCATATTATCTACTTTCTTTATAATTTATATCTTTATTACTTGTCAAACAATCTATTATCATTTTACTATTATTAAAACAACTTTCATGAATATACACGTAACCTTTCATTTTTATTATATCTTGAGGGTCGAATTCATGATACTTTTTAGGTAATTGATGTAATTGATGAGGTATATAACGTTGGTTATTTACTGTCAACACTCCTGACATGTTATTGATTCTAAATTTATTCATATTTATTATTTATATATATTATCCTACTTTATTCGTATTTGTTTTGTGTCTCTGGCCGTGTGTATAGCAAATTTCTATTTTCTTCGGCCATATCTTCTAAATTCCAAATATACGAGTCAAACACAGTAGAATCAGAGTAATTCTCTTTATCTTGACCCATCCACTCTATTATATCTTCACAAGTATTTATGTTTTCTATTATTACTCTTTCAATTTTAACATCTTGTAACATACTATTTAATTCTTTATCTGTTTGAACAAAGAACATACTTATTGTTCCTATAGTGAATCCAAATATCCCACCTATTATTGCTGTTTGATTTTCTATTTTCATAATTTTTTTTTAATCTATTTCATCACAGTTTTCACAATCATCTTTATAGAATTCATTTATTAAAGAATCTGTTTTATACTTGTAATTTATCCATAATTTATCTAATTCATAATTAATTTCTACTTGTCTTTGTGTTAGTTTATTTACAGTACAAGATGTAGTAAATAAAACTAATATTATTATTATTATCTTTTTCATACTCTTTATTTTAATAGAATGAAGGACAGTTTGTATGAACTGTAGTATGTTGAACACTTCCACAAGATGAAACTATCATAATCATTCCTATTATTACTATTATTGTTATTATCTTTTTCATATTCTTAGTATTGAGGGTGAGATAATGGAGAACCTGAACAACTCTTTTTCGCTGGATATCCAGTTCCTACATGATAATAACTAGTTCCACAACTACTCATCATCATTAGTCCTATTACTAAAGATATCCAAGTTATTAAAAATACATTTCTACTTTTTCTTTCACTCATAATTTCTATTTTTATTTAGTTAATATTAGTGGTAGGAGAGGAATCGAACCTCTCTGTATACGTGGAATCTCACCACCTTACTATCCATAACTACCTATCGAGACATACCATTAAGGTATGGAATTTTAATCTAATCCGTCTCTATTACCCTTCAAGATTCCACTTTTTTTGTCGATCTGGTGGAGGGCGTGTATAGCATTACTAAGTGGATCGACCTCACGTTTAGTTTCGTTTTCCCATATTTCTTTCGCTCTAAGTTCTATCATTTCATAACTATTAGGACCTGTAAGAGTCTCTGAGTAACCTAAATGATGTTCTTGACCGAAACTATCTATCACATGGATATTATAGTGTGTATTTCCTTGATATTTATCTATTATTATTCTTCTACTCATTTTATTACTATATCATTTATTATTAACTCGTATTCTGGTTGTTCTAACTTTCTCATTATTGCATAGTGTATTGGGTCTTCTTGATGAGTCTTAAATGAAGTATATCCATTTGATCCTTCACTCAATACCTCTACATCACCATAACCAGGCCAGTAAGGGTTTTTATTTACTTCTACTATTATTTGTTTTCTTTCTTTAACATTACTCCAATCTTGTTGAAGGAACATAGTTTTTAATTCTTGTCTAGTCATAATTTCTTTTTAATTAGTGTGACATTAGGGTATTACTCTCTTTATTTAACTACCAATTGTCACAGTTATACATTCACTTAAAAGGAGGAGATGATACTCACTACTCAGTACTTCATGAGTACCATCTCGACCTATCCAACTAACTAAACTAGTTCTTTACCTCTTAGTATCATTGGTATATTATTTGTAGCAGTGTAAGACTTATATTTTGACCAACATGGTAGTTTAGTTAAAGTTTCTTTCATAATTTCGAATACTTTGTCATGGTTATAAGTTATTTCTTTACCTTTTTTAGTCACAAAAGTTATAATTTGATTTTTACCTATTAATGACTTTCTTACTACAAATCTTTTAGATTTTAATACATTTACTGTGTTTTCTTCTTTCTTTTTCATAATTTCTTAGTTTAATTAGTTTATATTTATTTTAATTTCATTTATATTATCCAATACCATTCGTATTTACATTGTAAAAGTATATACTTTGTTTAGTTGATATTTTTAGTTGTCTAGTATGATACTACATCTCTGTGTCTATAATACTTCTATTGACATATTTAGTTCATCAAATAACTTACTATATTTACTTTCATATACATTATCAAGTGTATAAACTTCACCATTCACTGTCATTTCATAAATATCATTATCAGAATCTACTTTAATTGTTATAGTCATAGTTATTATTTTTAATTCATATATATTATCCATGGTGATTCGTATTAGTTTTGTGAGAGTGGCCGAGTGCTATACACCTTGGGAGACGGGAGATTTGAAGTCGGTGTGCCTCGCTTGTATGGTCAATGAAGTACCAATCATCATTTATTATATTATCCATTCACTCTCGTATTTATTTCGGGAACACTCGCGAGTATGCTATACACGGCGAGCCGTGCTATACATCGGCCCCTTCGGGGCCTTTTGTATTACTAGTTTTATAACAACACTCTGTATTATCTACAGAATGTTGGTATGTTGTTAGTATTAGTATAAGACTTATACTTCTTGAAACAGTTCATAGACTCGAATCTATCTTTGTTTCTGTTGTACACTTCATCATGATTGTAAGTTACTTCTTTACCTTTCTTAGTTGTGAAGGTGATGATTGTGTTAGTTCCGATTAGACTCTTTCTAATTACGAATCTCTTTGTTGTGATGTTGTTTACTTTGTTTGACATAGTAGTTTAATTTATTTAGTTAGTATTTATTTAATTATCATTCTTATTATCCATGTCTATTCGTATTTACTTCGGGAGTGCGAGGCAAAATGCTATACATACGCGCCGCTGGCGCGGCGGCTTAATGTTTCTAGTAAAAGGTAGAATGTTTGATGGGGTTGAGGTAGTTAGATCTTATACCTCACATACATTAGTGATAGATGAGGTGAGAGAGATATGACGAACGTAAAGACCTATGGAATAGAGAATAGGAGGATAGGATGGGGGCTGGGCAAATAAAACGCGTTTTTCCTGGGGAAAAGGGGGGAGGAGGGGAGATGCAAGACAACACCCCGGTGTTTATAATGCTTTTTTATTTGGGTACCCTTTATATAGAAGTACCCTATATATCTTGTAGCTTGCAAATTAAATAACAAAAATAATATGTGATTATTAGTGTAACTAATAACGTAAAAACTAGTGACAACGATAGTAATATGATGATAACGCCTCTAACAAAATCTTTAAGTCCACTTCTTGCTGAAGAAAAAGAAGAAGAAGAAAAAGTTGTATATCCTGAGATTTCTACTAAAAAAGTATATACTGGTGGAGTGGGTAAACTTCCTTTAGTTTTAGAGATGCCACAGAAGATAGAATTTGATGAGGAGGAAAATACTACATTTGTAACGCCTAAAAACGCTAATCAAGAGCAGATAGATAAAGAAATGGAATCTTTTAATAAGAACCAAGAGATCCAAATGGAAGTAGCATACGCACAGAGAGGTGATTTAAACGCTAATAACGAGCTAATAAAAAACTACGAAAAGAACCATAACGAGAAATATAGTGAACAGATAGCTGATGGAAGAGAAATGACATTTGGAGACAAAGTGGATATGACTCTATCGGTGGGAGGTTTAGCCCCAGTTTGGGGGATATTTTCCGATGCCGCGAATCTAGTACAAAATCTAGGACAAGCTGCTGCAGCTGGGATAACAGGTGACTTTGATGAAATGAAGCATGATTTAGAAAATGCTGGTTGGGCCACGGCGGGAATAATACCATTTGGAATTGGACAGTTTTTTACCGGTATAAAGCATGCTAAAAACTCTAAGAATATTGTTAATACAGTAAAAAACACTAGCGGCACTAAAAATATAAACTCTGAATCACTACTTGATTTCATAAGAACAGCGGATGATGCTGCTATTCAGAACTCTAAATTACTAACTAATGAACAAAAAGTATCAATACTAAATACTAGAGTAGATGCAAGGATAGCTAAAGCTGCTAATGCTGGGGACGTGGTCAATGGTGTAGACTATTATAAAGGAGCTACACATTATGGGGAAGTGAATAATATAGAGAAATATAATACAGTAAAAAATCAAGTTGTTGCTGGTCAAACTAGTTACGGGAGAACAGTAGATGCAAATATGTCTAATATAAACTTTACAGCAGCTACAGATCTAAAACCAGACATGGTAAATAAAATAGGTACACAAAGTGGTAGAAATATATATGAGGTTACTTTTCCAGATGGTAGTACACAAAGATTTTGGAGATCTTCAGGAAAGGGAGGTAAAACAATAAAAATGCCAGATGGTACAAATGTAAGTTCGGAAGGATTTTTCGGTACACTTCCTGGTCACATGGATATAAAACTACCTTATGATCAAGCGGTTCAAATGGCTATTAACTCAGGGGCAAAAATGGGAACAAAGCAATTTGATGATTATGTAAGACACTTTCAAGGTACTAACGGTTGGTTTGTTAAATCTGGTGATTGGCAAGGATATGGATCTACAACTTTTCAACAAACTGGTGCTGTGTTAAAAAATTGGTTCGATAGTGGCCTATTAAAATAATGGCTGAAACTACAACGGGACCAGATGGTGGTAAACAAAAGCTATCTGCGCAAGCAAGAAGGGATAAACAAGCAAGAGATAAAGCTTACGCGATGACAGATGATAGAAAGAAAAAGAAAGCGCAAAACCAGAGAATAGGACAAAGAAGTGACTCTGATCTTCATCATACTAAGTCTGGCACAGTAAGAAGAACATCGATAGCTTATAATAGAGCAACTCACACTAGAGGTGAGGTTAATACATAAAAAACAAAAAGATATGAGTAAACCATTCAAAATGCTAGGACACGAACTTCCTGGACCCAATCAGAGGACCTCTCTTAAAATGTTAGGTCAAGAGATGACGAGAGGCACTGGTTTAAGAGCAGATATGGAAAGTAATATACATTCGCTTATAGGCGGTGGAATGTTAGATGCGGCTGTAAGAGGGCAATATGTAGAAGATGATACTGGGATGAAAAGAAATCAACCAGCTGTAGAAGATGATACTGTGGAAACGTTCTCAGGAGGCGTTGACGGAGGGCACGGACCAACAAGTAAGAAAAAAGTAGACGTAGAAGTAACTGTTAACGGACAAAAAGTATAAAGAATATGAGTAAACCATTCAAAATGAGGGGAACACCCTTTAAAAGAAATTTCGGTATAGGAGAGACAGAATCTCCTGATAAAACATCACCAGCTAGTCTAAATATCAATTGGGGTGACGTAGCTGGTAAAGCAGTGGAAGGATTTGGAAATTGGGCTCAGAAAACATATGGAGGAGTTAATCCTACTAACACTGAAGAAAAAGATGAAGAGGGAAATCCAGTTGAAAAAGAATCTATAGGTTCTAAACTAGTAAAAAGTATAATAGGTAGTTTTAAGAAAGATGAATCTACTGAAGATGTAACAGACGAAGAAAAAGAAGGATAATATGGAAATAATGTCACCGTTAAGAGCAGGAGGAGGAACATCTCCATTTCAAAAGAGAACAGCCACTAGAGGTGGTAAGCATGGTATAAAGGCTACATCAACAGCTAGACGTAGAGGTGGATTCTCTAAAACCGGTGCTAAAGGTTCTAATGTACATGGTTACAATGTGGCTACAAGATTTTCTCCATTTGCAGATCCTAGTCTCCAAAATCCATTAGCTGGTAAATCAGGTGGTGGAGGAGGTGGAGGAAAAGGTGGAGGTGGAGGTGGAGGCGACACTTATAACTACACTATTGGTGATATTGACATGGGAGATATAACTACCGGAAACCAAAGCAATATAAACGAACAAGTAAATAATCAAAACGCTGGAAGTTTACCTACATACAAAGAAGCTTGGAGAAAAATGTCTGTTGAAGAAAAAGAAAAACACGGTGGAGATTACAATAAATTTGTTGAAGCAGCTGAAAAATGGTGGGCTTCTGACGCTGGTAAAAAGTATAAAGCAAGTTTAAAACAAAAAAATAAGCAAAAACAAAAAAATATCAATCAAAAAAATATACAAAAAAATATAGGTCACACACTTAAAATCGGCCCAGGATTTTCTATATAAAAAGAATAAATAATTAAAAACAAAAAACTATGAGTAAACCGTTTAAAATGAGAGGGACACCATTCAAAAGGAATTTTGGAATTGGTAATGAACAACCTTCTCCAGCACAGTGGCATAAAGAGGGTCACGAAAAAGGATTCTTTCAAAGTATACACGGTGCAATAACCGGTACTGAAGGAAAGAAATTCGGAGAAACAAAATTTGGACAAGCACTTCAAACTGTAGGTTCTAATATACAAGAAGGTGAACCTTTGTTAGAAGGAGTTTTACCTGGTTCTGAAAACAAAGATGTTGACGTAAATACAGAAGAAAATGTTAACACTAAAAACACTGAAAACGCTGAAAACACAACAACGTTAAGTGAAGAGCAAATGTCGGCTGGAAATCTTCATGACTTCTATAAAGCTGGCGGTGGTAAATTACCATCTTTAGCAGACAGAAGAACTATATATGAGCAAATGGGTGGAGAAGGAAATTATAGAGGTACTGCCGAGCAAAACACTCAGCTACTTCAACACTTAAAAGGAAACTCACCATTAACTACACACACAACAGGTGTTCCTCATAAAACTGATGAAGAAAGATTGAAAGAAATTGAACAAATGCAAGATTGGTGGAGCAAAAAAGAAGAACGCGCTAAAGCAACAAAAACAAGAGATGATAAAATAAAAACAAAGAAAGAACAAGAAGAAAAAAACAAACCTTTCTGGGAAAAAAAGACAATCTGGTAAAAAACTTACCAAAAAATAATAAAACCAAATTAATTAAACAAATATAAAAACATAAAAATTATGGCAGGAATAGGAGATTACGACTCAAACAAGCCTTTTAGATTAAAATCACAAGGAATGCCTTTTAAAGAAATAGGTTCGTCTAGCGTTAACGATAGTCCATTACCTCTTCATGAAAAAGGACATGGGTTAGGTAAAATACTAAAAAATACTTTTAGTAACGTTAAACAAAAAATTGTAACAGGTATTACTAAATCTAGGGTTAAAAAATCTGAGAAAAAAGATAAAGATCATGGTGGTATAGTTCCAGGAACTAGAAAAACATTAGATACTTATATTGAAACTAAAGGTTCTAATGCTGGAAACTTAAAACCAAAAGGTAAAAATACACCAATAGATATAAAACATAGTAAAGGGTTTGAATTTACTAGAGGTGGTGGAGATCCTTATATTTATAAAACAAAAGATGATGGCCAAACATTCCAATACAAGAAAATTGGAGAGACAGGTTGGTCAGACGTTAAAGGTGGACATGATAAGATAATGGAATCTTATGTAAAATCTATAGAGAAACCTTTAAAAAACGTAAAAAAGGATAAAGAAATAAAACATTCAGAATATAACTTTATCGAATATTAACAATAAAACATAGGGAAAGACCCTATACCTACAAATATTAACCAAAAAAACCAAAAAAAATGACTTATTTGTATTACAAAAGTTCGTACACCACGAACACAAACAAACCGAATGAAAAAACTATTAAACAATGGGAGCATCTTGCAGAAAAGAAAAACTGGAGGATCACCCAATTACCCAATGGGTTCTACCAAACAGAATGCTCAAATCCTGATAACGAGGAATGGTACGCTGTTACAAGGAGGGAAACTGTAGAAGGCGCTGAAACAGCTATTAATGGAAGCATCGAACACTTCTCTAAAAAATTAGAATCTATAAAAGGACCTAAAGTTATAAAAACATTCAAGTAAAACAATAAATTAAATTAAATTAAATGGAATATAATCAGCCTAGCGAGATTGTCAAAGATTTAAACTTTGGTGATGACGCTAAACAAAGAATTATAAGAGGCGTGGATAAACTTGCTCAAGCAGTTAAGTCCACTCTAGGGGCTTCTGGTAAATGTGTTATTTACGAAGACGCCCGAGGAAAACCGGTAATCACAAAAGACGGAGTAACTGTAGCCGAATCAGTTGTCTTGTTTGACCCGGTTGAAAATATGGGTGCTACTTTAATTAAAGAAGCAGCTAGAAATACAGTGAAAGAAGCAGGTGACGGTACCACAACGGCTACCGTTCTTGCTGAAGCGCTAATAAAAGAGGTAAATAACTGTGAAAAAGATGTAACTATTAGAGATATCAAAGAAGGAATTTACTCTGGACTTGAAAAAGTAAATAATTACTTAGATTCTATTAAAATAGACGTAAAAGGAGACATGTTAAGTAGTGTTTCTTCTATAAGTTGCAACAACGATACTAAACTCGGTGAGATAATAGCTGAGGCTTACACTAAAGTTGGTAAGGATGGTGTTGTTTTAATGGAGGAATCTGAAATAGAAAAGACTTACGTAGAGGTTGTTGATGGGGTTCAAGTTGATTGTGGATTGACTTCTCCTCATTTTGTTACAGATAACGAAAAACAACGTGTTATTTTAGATAATCCACTTGTTTTAATAGTAGCTTCAGAAATTCCAAACGTTAGAAAAATACAAAACGTGTTAGAGTTTGTGATTAAAAACAATAGATCGTTATTAATTGTAGCACCAGTGTCTCAACAAGTTAAAAGCGCACTTTTAATGAACAAAGTTAAGGGCACAATTAAAGTAAACATTATAGATTTACCAGGTTTTGGCCCAACAAAGCAAGATACAATTAAAGATTTAGCAATTTTGACTGGTGCAACAGTAATAAATGAAGAATTAGGTGATGATTTAGATGGAATATCACTAGATGTGCTTGGAGAGGCTGAAAAAGCCGTTACAGATGATAAAAACACTATATTAACGCTTAATGAAACAATTCCAAGTGTTAAAGAGCGTGTAAAAGAGGTTAAAAAGCTACATAAAAACGAAAAAAATCCGTTTTTAAAGAAAAAAATAGAACAAAGAATAGCAATGTTATCAGGTTCTGTTGGAATTATAAGAGTTGGAGCTAATTCTAAGGTAGAATTAAAAGAAAAGAAAGATAGAGTTGAAGACGCGATATATGCCACAAAAGCAGCGTTAAAAGAAGGTATTGTACCAGGAGGAGGAATAGCTTTGTTAAATGCCGCTCAAAGTATAGAAAAAGAAAACGTTGGAGAGAGAATATTGTTAAAGTCTATAAAGGCACCATTCGAAACTATACTAGACAATGCTGGATTCACACAAGTAGCACCGCGCCCAGAGAAAGGGTTAGGTATAGATGTTGTTACAGGTAAAAGCGTGGATATGATTGAAAAAGGAATTATAGACCCAGTACTTGTTACTAAAACAGCATTAAAAAACGCGGTAAGTGTAGTATCAACTATAATATCGGCAAATTGTGTAATATCTAATATGAGAACAAATGAAAGCAGTTAACAATTACCTTATAATAGATATGATCAAAAACGAGCCTAAAAAAGTAGGTGGATTGATTTTAACAGACGAAATCAACGAAGATAATAGATATTTAAAAGCAAAAGTTGTGTCTGTTGGTGATCTTGTGCAAGGAATAAAAGAAAATGATGTTGTTTATTACGATAAGCACGCAGGCCACGGTATACAACATAAAGATAAATTTTACGGCGTTATTAAACAACAAGACGTTGTATTAATAGATTAAGCCCAAACCACAATCCTTAAACCTTAAACTTAAAAACGAAAACAAATTATTAATCCTAAAAAATAAATTATGAAAGGAGAAACTTACTTGTACACAGTTAATGCTTTAGCTGGTGCAGACGATGGTGGTGTTTTTAAAGCTTCTGATTTTATGTCAGCAGAAATAGCTAGTGCTAGTACTGTTGAATTAAGATTCAAAGCTGGAAATAATGCCCTTAAAAATGGAGTGGTTACATTAACACTACCAGCTAATTTAGGTACAGAAAACAAATTAGTATTTAAAAATATATGTAAACAGATTTCTGGATTGCTAAATAAAGCAGATGGAAAAATGTTTGTATTAGCAGATCAGGTTAATGGTGTTTATATGCAACCATTTACTGGAGCTGTAGCAATCGATGACGTTAACTAATAAAAAATAAAAAAATGAACAAAAACTTATATTTTACTATTGGTAGCGCTCCATCGGACGCTGCTGATGACGCATTAATGATAAACGCGGATTTATTCCTAGCAATGGGACCAACAACTGCAACAACTACAAAAATGTATTTCTTAGATAGAGCAAATACAGGTGCTGCAGAAACAATCATAACTTTAACACACGCTGAAGGTAGAAATATCGATGTTATGGAAGACGTGTGCGAGGCTATGTCTGGTGAACCGAGAGACGGATTCATCGTAATCGCAGATCCAACTAATTCGGAATTTTGTAGTCCGTATATAACAGACTGTGCATTAACTCAATTATAAACTATTAAAAATTAAAAAAATGAGAGATAAATATTTATACTTTGGAGTTGATGCGGCTGCTACTATGGCTTTTGATAACCACGCGGCGCAAACACTTCAATTAACAACAGGTGGTTTCGATAACCCAGTTCCAACAGGAGCAGATTTTATAGCAAATGGTGGTTTAAAGGTTACTATAACGTACCATTCAGATATTACTTTTGGTTCGTACTACACTTCAACGGCTGGAGAAATAGAAGTACATCCAAACGCTTTAACTTATGACGGTACTGATACTATAACTGTAGCTACAGCCGCTGCTGATCCAGTATATGGTATTACAAAAAGTAGTACGGCTAACAATAACGATTGGGATGTAACACAATTAAAACCTTACGTTGAAGGTAATGGTTATGTGTACAATTCTAGGTATTTAAAAGGTATTGCTGTTGCGGGTGCGTCTACTACAGCTTTAAATTTCCAAGCTAAAACTGGAGATGCTAATGCCATAGACATCATGACAGTAACACATGGTTCTGCTAAATTTAAAGAATTTTCACAAGGACTAACAGATATTATAGCTGATGACAACAAGGTGTCAGGTATGGTAGTTATAGTAGATGATATGAGAAGTTTAGTTATGCCTGAAGACGCATCTTCAATTGCTAGTGTAGCTGGAACTTACGACTCATAATAAATGAGATTAACCGCGCAAGATTTGCGTGAAATGAATATCCTTAAGTATTACAGGCTCACACGAAAGTGGGCTTGTAAGACTTACGGGTTAACAGATGCAGATTTAGAATTATTAATTTATTTAGATTGTAAAGGAAGATTTACACGAAAAGAGTTTATAGACGGTGTTTATACAATGAGTTGGGATAAAAACCGCTGGGAGAGACTCAGAAAAAAAGGTTGGATAGAAGTCTGGAGACATAGAAATAGAACAACAATAAAGTACTCGGTATTTAAAACGTCATTTAAGTGTTCTCAGTTAATAAGTAGAATATATAGAGTGTTGTTAGGTGAAGAAGATTTGCCAGTATCAGAAAGAAGTGCTTTTTATAATAACAAATCATATACAGATAAAGTTTACAACAAAGCTATAGATGATATGATCAAAGATAAAGAAAGATAATATGGCGTTTAAATTTAAGAAAACTACATCGGCATTAGCGAGCAAAGGTCACTTGAATAGAAACTTGTCTTTTAAAAATGAAGAACAAGAATCTATACCAGGTACACCTATACTGCGTAAGGATTTAGAAGGTGGTATTTTAGGAGAAGCTAATAAAGATGGGTCTATATTTTTAAGCAAAGATTTAGAACCAGGTGGGGAAAAAGAAAAACAAGTACTAGCTCATGAAATTGTACACATGACAGACATGAAAACAGGTAAGTTAGCTTACGACGATAACTCTGTTACTTGGAAAGGTATAAAATACGATAGAGAAGCTGGACATATAAAGTACAATGGCGAGTGGTATGTAGAGGGCGCCAAACAACTTCCTTGGGAGGTTATGCCTTGGGAATAATAAAAAACAAAAAATGAATATATTAGGAAAAATATTTTCAGGTGGAGCAACTGATTTAGTAAAGGGTGTAGGTGGAGTTATAGACAACCTACATACGTCTAAAGAAGAAAAGCTTGAAGCTGAAAAGAAAATAAAAGATATGATAATGGGATACGAAGCTGAGATGCAAAAGCAAGTATCCGAAAGATGGAAGGTTGATATGAATTCAGATTCATGGCTTTCTAAAAATATACGGCCTATGGTCCTTATATTTCTAGTGGTAGCAACAGTATTAATGATATTTATTGATGCTGGTGTTGTTCAATTTGAAGTAAAAGATACTTGGGTTGATCTATTACAATTAGTATTAATAACGGTGATTGGTGCTTACTTCGGTGGTAGATCACTAGAAAAAGTAAAAAAATAAAATTATGGGAAAATTTTTTAATGTAGACGTAGTTCCAGATTGTATCGCTGGAGATATCTCTGATAATCCAGGTAGTGGTGATGTATCTGGTGGTAGTGTTATATTTGGCTGGACAGCGGTAGATGTTCCTAAAGGAGCTTGTTTGCTAAGAAGTATTACAGCTACTGTAAACGCTGAAGATGGTGCTTATGGCGCTGGTTCTTTAGTTGATCTTGAATTACTATTCGCAAAATCAATAGATGGTGTTGCACCACCTTCTATAGGTACTATTGGTGCCGCACCAACTTGTAACGGAAGTACTAATTGGGCGCGTCATTTAGTCGGTGCTTATAGGTTAGAAAGTGAAGCGTATCATGGTACATTAACTAAAACTCCATTTAGGGTTGTTTATTCAGGACCTGGTGGATCTGCCGACACTAACCTTGGGTGGAATAACACGGTAATAGATTTAGGACCTGATAATGGTACAAATACTGGATACGATAGATTATATGTAGCCGGAATTCAAACCACTGCAAGACATTACGGAACAGGTGTTTTAGTTAATGGGGCTATAACTTCTGACACGGCAACAACTATAACTGTTGATGGTACAGATGTTAGAAAAGTGTTTTGTATAGGTGACGAAGTATATATACAATCTGTTGATACGGCTTTAGGAACAATCAAATCTATGACACACGATGGCACAGATGGTACTATAACATTAAACGCAGCTATCGCTGGTGGAACAGATTTAACAGATGATCACGAATTATTAAACGCAAATCCATGGAGATTTAAACTTGGATTTGAAAGATAAAAATAATAATTAACTTAAATTAAATAAAATGGCAAAAAGAAAAACAAAGAAAGTCGAGAAGGCTACAAAAATTACAAACGAAGAATTAAATCAAGTACAATCAGTAATTAACGATATAAATAGAACTCAATTAGAAATAGGTAATCTAGAAACTAGAAAACATAATTTCTTACATCATATATCTATATTACAAGAAAAGTTAAATAAAATGCAAGATGAGTTTGAAAAGACTTATGGTACAGCTGACATTAACATTCAGGATGGTACTATAAACTATGAAAAAAATGAGCAAACTAATTAGAAAGATTACTGTAGGTAAAGATTATAAGGAAAACGCTATGCATTACGCAGTTGGTCAAGACGTTTATGGTGGACATACTATATCTGATATTATAGAAGAAAAGGATAAATATTCTATTTATATTAGAAAAAACAAAGATGTTTTACCTTGGAAAGATTTTAACAAAAACATGGCGATATCTATAGAATATAATTTAGAGTACTAATGAAGGCACCTTTTGACTTTGTTATAGAGCCAAAAGGAAATAGATATAATAATACTAAAAAAGTTGGAGACAAAGATTTTGTTGTTAATACTGAAATAACTAATCATCAATTTGTTAATAGAGAAGCTATTGTTAAATCTATTCCCACGGCTTTTGAAACAGAAATAAAACCTGGAGATACCGTTATTGTACATCATAATGTTTTTAGACGTTGGCACGATGTTTATGGTAACGAAAAAAACAGTAGAAGTTATTTTAATGAAAATACTTATCTTATAAAAGAAGATCAAATATTTTTATATAAAAGAGATAACGAATGGAAAGCTTTAAAGGGATATTGTTTTGTGCAACCTATAAAAGAAAGAAACCATTTAAACGTTGATAAAGAAGAAGAATGTATTGGTATAGTTAAATATACCGATGGTAGTTATCAAAAAGAAGATTTAATAGGTTTTACTCCTTTTTCAACTTATGAATTTATAATCGACAATAAAAGATTATATAGAGTTATAAATAAATTTATTACAATTAAATATGAATACCAAGGAAACGAAGAAGAATATAATCCAAGCTGGGCAGAAAGCAGTTGAAGAGTTAATTAAAGTTGCAAAAGAACCTATTGTAGATTCAGATGATGATATATCAGCAGATAGATTGAAAAATGCCGCGGCCACTAAAAAACTAGCTATATTTGACGCATTCGAAATACTCACAAGAATCCAAGAAGAAGAAAACCTGCTTGAGGGCAAAGCATCTGAAGAGAGAAAGGAAACGACGTTTAAAGGATTCGCAGAAGGTAGATCTAAGTAATGTACAAGCAAAGTTTAGTTAAAACTGTAGAACCTATTAAAAGAACCACGGTTACTAGAATGAATCGAGGTAAAAAATGGAAATACGGTTACAATAAAGAACATGATTTAATTGTGTTATCTAAAAATGGTGTAATAGGAGAGATTATAGAGATACAAAATTTAGTTATAGCTTTACCAAAATCACCTAAAGAGATATATAAACATCCAAGCAATAAATGGGTTAAACAAGAATATCCTAAAGAACTACAAAGGATTAAAAATATATTTGACTGGAGAAACTATCCAGACGAACAAAAAGAACAGTGGTACGATTATATAGACGAAGAATTTAAACGTAGAGAAGAGGGTTTCTGGTTTATGAATAATAATAAACCAACGTATATAACTGGAACACACTACATGTACTTACAATGGAGTAAGATTGACGTTGGAGCTCCTGATTATAGAGAAGCAAATAGATTGTTTTTTATATTTTGGGAGGCTTGTAAGGCAGATAAAAGATGCTATGGTATGTGTTATCTTAAAAATAGACGTTCTGGATTTTCTTTTATGTCATCTGCAGAAACTGTTAATCTAGCTACTATATCAAGCGACGCTAGATATGGAATACTCTCTAAAACAGGTGCAGATGCTAAAAAGATGTTTACTGATAAAGTTGTTCCAATTAGTATAAATTATCCATTTTTCTTTAAACCTATTCAAGATGGTATGGATAGGCCAAAAACAGAACTTGCTTATAGAGTACCAGCTAGTAAGTTTACTAGAAAGAAAATAACATCTAATGAGAAATTAGAAGATATAGTGGGATTAGATACAACTATCGATTGGAAAAATACTGGGGATAATAGTTATGATGGGGAAAAGTTGAATCTATTAGTGCATGATGAAAGTGGTAAATGGGAAAGACCTGATAATATATTAAACAACTGGAGGGTTACAAAAACTTGTTTACGATTAGGTAGTAGAATAGTTGGTAAATGTATGATGGGTAGTACTTCAAACGCTTTAGATAAAGGAGGAGATAATTTTAAAAAACTATATTATGATTCAGATGTTACGGAGCGTAACCGTAATGGACAAACAAGGTCTGGTTTATATTCTCTTTTTATCCCAATGGAGTGGAACTACGAGGGATTTATTGATGAATACGGACAACCAGTTTTTAATAACCCAGATCATGATGTACTCGGACCAGACGGTGAATTAATAGATTATGGAATAATAGAGCATTGGGAAAACGAAGCTGAGGGTTTAAAACAAGATCAAGACGCTTTAAATGAGTTTTACAGACAATTCCCAAGAACAGAAGAACATGCGTTTAGAGATGAGGCTTTAAATAGTATATTTAATTTAGTTAAAATATACGAGCAAATAGATTATAATGATGGAGTTAGAACTGACTCTACATTTTCAGTTGGAAATTTTCAATGGGTGAACGGAATAAAAGATACTCAAGTAATGTTTTATCCAGACCCAAAAGGTAGATTTAAAATAAGTTGGGTTCCACCTTCCAACTTACAAAATAGAATAGTAATTAAAAATGGAATTAAATATCCAGCTAATGAACATATAGGTGCTTTTGGTTGTGATAGTTATGATATATCAGGAACGGTAGATGGAAGAGGATCAAATGGAGCACTGCATGGTTTGACCAAGTTTTCAATGGAAGATGCTCCTCCAAATCACTTTTTTTTAGAATATATAGCTAGGCCACAAACAGCTGAGATATTTTTTGAAGACGTATTAATGGCTTTAGTTTTTTATAGCATGCCATTACTATGTGAGAATAACAAACCTAGATTACTGTATTATCTTAGAAGAAGAGGGTATAGGGGTTATAGTATGAATAGACCTGATAAGGTTTGGAACAAGTTATCTGTAGCTGAAAAAGAAATAGGTGGAATACCAAACTCCAGCGAAGATATAAAACAAGCCCACGCAGCAGCCATTGAAATGTATATACAACAATATGTTGGTCATTTAGGTGATGGTAATTATGGTAATATATATTTTAACAAAACGTTAAATGATTGGGCAAGATTTGATATCACCAAAAGAACTAAGTTTGATGCGACGATAAGTTCTGGATTAGCAATTATGGCTTGTAATAGACATCTTTATAGGCCCAATGCTAAAATTGAAAAACCAAAATTAAACATTCACATATCCAAATATTCAAACAAAGGTGATATGTCTAAAATAATTAAAAATTAATATGAAGGAGTTTCCAAGTCAAGTAGTAAGCGATATAGAAAAGTTAAGTTTCGAATATGGACTTAAAGTAGCTCAAGCTATTGAATCTGAATGGTTCGATAAAGACAAAAATAGAAATAGATATATACACAATAGAAGTAGCTTTCATAACCTCCGTTTGTACGCTAGAGGAGAACAATCAATTCAAAAATATAAAGATGAATTATCTATTAATGGTGATTTGTCGTATCTTAATCTAGATTGGAAACCTGTTCCAATTATACCAAAGTTTGTAGATATAGTTGTGAATGGAATGGCTAATAGAACTTATGATATAAAAGCGTTTTCACAAGACCCATTTGGTGTAGATAGAAGAACACAATACATGAACATGGTGATGGAAGACATGAGAAGCAAAGATCTTAAACACTATGTAAGAGAAAACTTTGGAATGGATCTTTTTAATAATGACCCACAATTATTACCAAGTTCTCAAGAAGAGTTAGATTTACACATGCAACTCAATTACAAACAAGCGATCGAGATAGCTCAAGAACAAGCTATAAACACTTTATTGGAGAGCAATAAATACGAGTTAACAAAGAAAAGATTTTATTATGATCTTACAGTCTTAGGTATAGGTGCTGTAAAAACAAGTTTTAATACTTCTGAAGGTATAACTATAGATTATGTAGACCCTGCTAATTTAGTTTATTCGTATACAGATTCTCCTTATTTTGAAGATTGTTATTATGTTGGTGAAATAAAATCTATTCCAGTAAACGAATTAGCGAAAGAATTTCCACATTTAGATTCTGAAACTTTAGAAGATATAATTAAAAATAACAACCAAAGTTTAGGAAGGTACAACTCAGAAGTACATAGATCTAAAAACTCAGATAATAATAAAGTTCAAATTCTTTATTTTGATTATAAAACCTATATGAACGAGGTTTACAAAATCAAGACTACCGCAACAGGCGCTGATAAAGCAATACCAAAGGACGATTCTTTTAACCCTCCACATCAAACGGATAATTTCAACAAAGAGCATAGGTCTATAGAATGTTTATATGAAGGCGCTTTAATATTAGGTACAGAAAGATTAATAAAGTGGGAAATGTCTAGAAACATGATGCGAAGTAAAAGTAATTTAACAAAGGTTAAAATGAATTACAATATTTGCGCACCTAGAATGTATGAGGGAAGAATAGAGTCATTAGTTAGTAGAATAACAGGTTTTGCTGATATGATTCAATTAACGCATTTAAAGTTACAGCAGGTTATGGCTAGAATAACACCTGATGGAGTTTATTTAGATGCTGATGGACTTGCTGAAATTGACCTAGGTAACGGAACTAATTACAACCCACAAGAAGCTTTAAACATGTTCTTCCAGACAGGTTCTGTTATAGGTAGATCATTGACTAGTGAGGGAGATATGAATCCTGGTAAAGTACCTATTCAAGAAATACAATCTGGAAGTGGAGGACAAAAATTACAATCATTAATAGGTAATTATAATTATTATTTACAAATGATTAGAGACACGACTGGATTAAATGAGGCTAGAGACGCGGCACAGCCAGATCCTAAAGCTTTGGTTGGTGTACAAAAAATGGCCGCAGCTAATTCTAATACAGCCACTAGACATATATTACAAGGTGGACTGTTTTTAACATCAGAAATATGTTACTCTCTTTCTTTAAGATTATCAGATATTTTAGAATATTCTCCTATGAAAGATATGTTTGTAGAATCTATAGGAGCTCATAGCACGGCTACTTTAGATGAATTATCAGAACTACACTTACATGATTTTGGTATATTTATAGAGCTTTCTCCAGACGAAGAAGAAAAAGCTATGTTAGAAAACAATATACAAGTAGCTTTAGCTCAACAAAATATTGAATTAGAAGATGCTATTGATCTTAGAGAGATTAAAAATATAAAATTAGCTAATCAATTATTAAAGATTAGAAGAAAAAAGAAAATAGCTAGAGATCAAGAGATACAACAGCAAAACATTAGAGCTCAATCACAAGCTAATATTGAAGCGCAACAAGCCGCGGCTGAATCAGAAATGCAAAAACAACAGATGTTAACACAAACATCTTTAGCTATAGAGCAACAGAAAAATCAACTTGAAATAGAAAAATTATATCAAGAAGCTGAGATTAAGAAACAATTAATGCAATTAGAATTCCAATACAATATGCAATTAAAAGGTATGGAAAACCAAACTATGTCAGCAAAGGATAAACAAAAAGAAGATCGTAAAGATAAAAGAACTAAAATACAAGCTACACAACAAAGTCAACTTATAGACCAAAGAAACAACAACAAACCACCTAAAAACTTTGAATCAACAGGTAATGATATATTAGGTGGGTTTGACATGGCGCAATTTGGTCCTAGGTAAACGCAATTTTTATTAATTATATAATATTTTATTATGGCAAAAAAGAAAAAAGAAACAGTAGTTGAAGAAACTACTAAAGAAAAAGTAATGGAGGAAACTCCCGTGGAGAAAAAAGAAAAAGAAACTCCTAAAATTGATTTAGAAAAATTTGACAGTAAAGACGATGAAACCGTTGTTAAAGTTGATCTATCTAAACCAGTAGAAGAAAAAAATGAAAAAGAGGAAGTTACAAAGGTTAATCTAAAAAAAGACAACTCTGAAAATAAAGAAGATAGTGTTATAGAAGAAGTTGTTGAAGAAAATAAAGAAGAAGAGCCTAAAGAAGACACGCCTATTATAGAAGAAGTTACAGAAGAAAATACCGCAGAAAAACATGCTGAGAAAGTTGCTGAGGTTGTAGAGGAAGAAGTAAATAAATCTATAGAGGAAAATGTAGCTTTACCTGATAGTATTCAAAAGTTGTTAACTTTTATGGAAGAGACAGGAGGTAATTTATACGATTATGTTAAATTAAATCAAGATTTTTCTGAAATGGATAATGACACTTTACTTAGAGAGTACTACAAGCAAACAAAACCTCATTTATCAGAAGACGAAGTTGAGTTTGTAATGGAAGATAAGTTCTCTTTTGACGAAGAATCAGACGATGAAAGAGATGTAAAACGAAAGAAATTAGCTTTGAAGGAGCAAGTTGCTCAAGCAAGGCACCACTTGGAAAGTGTAAAATCCAAATACTATGAAGATATCAAAAGCGGGTTAAGGCTTCCTGAAGAAGCTCAAAAAGCTTTAGATTTTTTCAACAGATATAACGAGGAATCAAAAAAGAGTAATGAGGTGTTAGAAGACCAAGCAAAAGTTTTTAAAACAAAAACCGACAATGTTTTTAACGATAAATTCAAAGGTTTTGAATATAATGTTGGAGATAAAAGATTTAGGTTTAATATAAAAAACACTAGCGAGGTTAGAGAAACTCAAGGTGACATTAATAACTTTATAGGAAAGTTTCTTAATAAAGATATGAAAATGGAAGACGCTGAGGGTTATCACAAGTCTCTTTATACTGCTATGAATGCAGATGCTATTGCTAATCATTTTTATGAACAAGGAAAAGCTGATGCTATCAAAGAAAGTATTGCTAAGTCTAAAAACATCGATATGACTCCTAGACAATCATACGGAGAAAACGTAAACACTAGTGGTTTAAAAGTTAGATCTCTTGACGATGGTCCTGATTTTAAGTTTCAAATTAAAAATAAAAAATAACAATTTAAAAATTAAAAATTATGGCAATTACTGCAGGAGGTAGTTTAAATAGCACGCCAGCTCCACAAAAGCAAACGTTAGCTACAAACTACTTAGATTTTACGGGAACAAGTGATACTACTTGGGCTCAACAATACCTGCCTGATTTGATGGAAAAAGAAGCTGAAGTATTTGGTCCTAGGACTATTTCTGGTTTCCTTTCTCAAGTTGGAGCAGAAGAAGCGATGATGGCTGACCAAGTAGTTTGGTCTGAACAAGGTCGTTTACACTTACATTATACTGGTGAGATCACTGATGGTGATGCTGGTACAATTGCAGGTGGACAAATTACTATTGGTAATGATATCGATGGTAAATCAGCTGGTGCTAATCACGGTATTAGAAAAAATGATACTGTTATTGTTGCTAGTTCTGAAGGTACAGTTAAAGCATTAGTTACATTAGTAAACAATGCTGTTATTGATGTAGCTCCTTACGGGGTTGTTGACTTAAATGATGTGTTTACAGATAGCCAAGGTGCTAATTCGGTTAACGTATTAGTTTATGGTTCTGAATACGGAAAAGGAGACAACTACGATGGAAGCTCTACAAGAGGTGCTAATGAACCTAAATTCCAAACTTTCTCTAACAAACCAATCATAATGAAAGATTACTACGAAGTATCAGGTTCTGATACAGCTAGAATTGGTTGGGTAGAAGTTTCTGGAGAAATGGGTCAATCAGGTTACTTATGGTACTTAAAAGCTGAAGCTGACACTAGAGCTAGATTTACTGATTACTTAGAGATGTCTATGTTAGAAAGTGTTAAAGGTGGTGTTGCTGGTGGTTACACTGGCGGTGTTGCTGATTTAACAGATTCTCACTTTGATCATTTAGGTGCTACAGATACAACTGGTACTCAAGGTTTATTTAATGCTATTGAAGAAAGAGGTAATGTTACTACTGGTGTTACTGGTGTTAACGCTGCTACTGATTTAGCTGAATTCGATGCTATCTTAGCTGAGTTTGATAAGCAAGGTGCTATTGAAGAAAACATGATGTTTGTAAATAGAGATACTTCTCTAGCTATGGATGATATGTTAGCTTCTATGAATTCTTATGGTGCTGGTGGTACTTCTTACGGAGTATTCCAAAACTCTGAAGATATGGCACTTAATTTAGGTTTCTCTGGATTCCGTAGAGGTTCTTATGATTTCTATAAATCAGATATGAGATACTTAAATGATAAAGCTACTAGAGGTGGTATCAACACTGCTTACTCTGCTGGTGCTATTAGAGGAATGATTATTCCTGCTGGTACATCTACAGTTTACGATCAAGCATTAGGAAAGAATCTTAAACGTCCTTTCTTACACGTTAGATATAGAGCTTCACAAATGGATGACAGAAGAATGAAATCATGGGTTACTGGTTCGGTTGGTGCTGCTACATCTGCACTTGACGCGATGCAGATACACATGTTATCTGAAAGATGTCTAGTTACACAAGGTGCTAATAACTTCATGATAATGAAGTAAGCATTTATTATATTAAAGAGTCGAGGCTTCGGCCTCGGCCCTTTATTTTTATTAATTTTATTATATATTATATTATGGCAAAAAAGAAAAAAATAGAGGTAGAAGAACCTCAAGTTCAAGAACAAATAGTAGAAACACCGGAAGATATTAAAGAAAAACCTCTTCCAACACCAGAAAACACATGGGAAGTAAAAGATAGATTGTATTATTTAAGAGGTAGAGAAAAACCAATATCTTATATGATTAGATCTTCAGATATATATTACTTTGACGAAGATTTAGGTTATGAAAGAGAGTTAAAATATACAAAAAACCAAAAAACCCCATTTGTAGATGAAATGAAGGGAGACCAAAGATTAGATCATATAATTTTTAGAAATGGTAGTTTGTTTGTTCCTAGAAACAAACAGACATTGCAAAAATTATTATCTTTGTATCATCCGCATAGAGATCAAATATTTGAAGAGTATAAACCTATTAAGGAGGCTGAAGATCAAATGACAATATTAGAAATGGAAGCAGATGCTTTGTTAGCTGCTAAAAATATGGATATTGACATGGCTGAAGCAATACTTCGTGTTGAGAACGGTTCTAGTGTGTCTAACATGAGTTCTAAGGAGCTTAAACGTGATTTACTTATATTTGCTAAGAAAAATCCTAAACTTTTCTTAGATTTAGCTGTTGATGAAAATGTTCAACTTAGAAATTTTGGTATTAAAGCTACAGAATTAGGTATATTAAGCCTATCTAGCGATCAAAGGTATTTTTCTTGGGCATCGAATGGTAGAAAATTACTTACTGTTCCTTTTGATGAACACCCATATTCAGCTTTAGCCGCTTGGTTTAAAACTGATGAAGGTATGGAAATTTATTCCAATATAGAAAAAAGATTAAACGATTAATCTAACTGTAGTGGCAGTCGCCCTACGGGGCGATTGCAAACTACAAATTAAAAAGAAATTATGATAAGAGTAGATAAAATATATCAACGTGTTTTATTGTTAGCAAATAAAGAACAAAGAGGCTACATAACACCTCAAGAATTTAATGTGATGGCGAACCAGGCGCAGATGGATATTTTTGAGCAATACTTTTATGACTTAAGTCAATTTAGAAGAAGACCTGGAAACGACACTATTCATTCTGATATGGTAGATGTCTTAGAAGAAAAAATACAAGTTTTTAAAAAAGAATCAGAAGTGACTTATAATACCACATATGATTTGTACAATCTAAGTTCTCTTACTAATTTATATAGAATCTCTAACGTAAGAAGAGATCGAGTTCTAGACGCAAACAACAATGTTTTAGCTGAGACGTCTAGCATAGAAGAGGTTTCTCAAGGTGAACTTAACTACATGACAACTCCATTGACTAAACCTAGTTATCTTAGAGCTGTATATGTAAGAAAAGAAGATAAAATAAAAGTCTACCCATCCCCTAGTCTTACCACTAATTATAATATAAAAGTTGAGTGGATTAGAAAACCCAAACAAGTTAATTGGACTTTTGTTGTCGTGGGACAAAGACCTTTGTATAACGCTAGTGCTCCAGACCACCAAGACTTTGAACTGCACCCTTCAGAAGAAACAGAACTAGTATTAAAAATATTAACTTTAGCAGGTTTTACTTTAAAAGATGAAGCCCTATATAGTTTATCAGCACAAGAAGAT